TTAGAAGAACGGGCAACGTGTCCCCGCGAATGCTATCACTGGGATGATTGCTACGGTAATAATATGATGTTCGCGCACCGTATAGAACATGGTCTTGAATTAGAACGTCGCTTGGCAATAGAAGTGCAGGAACTTTGCAGTACCTATCGCGGGGTGATTATCCGGCTGCATGTATTGGGTGATTTTTACAGTAAGAGATATGTCGAGTTTTGGGAATGCCAGCTTTCACTATATGATAACTTGGCTATTTGGGGATTCACCGGACGCACTCCAGAAAGTGAGATTGGGCAGTCTATCCGGTACACTCGCTTTTTACATGGTGACCGTTTTGCTGTCCGTTTTAGCAACGCACCGGATTATAAATTTAGCGCAAACAGTGCCGACCTGTTTAAGCCAGAAAAAAACAAATCCGTAATCTGTCCAGAACAAACGGGCGCGACCGAATCCTGTGCAACCTGTACAATTTGTTGGGCGGCAAAAGACATGCAAGTTTTGTTTATGACGCATTGAGGGGCAAATAATGTCAGCGCATTTCTTAAACCAACGCGAAATAATGTCAGCGCATTTCTTTTTGGACTGTCATGCCGGATTGGTTTGTTGGTTTTACCACTGGCGGGGGCAGTATCGGGCAAGTTGAGTCGCGGGGCTTGCTCAAAATGGGGCGGGGCGGGATCAAATTTTTCCCGTCCCGTTTTTATCCCTTGACCGATTCGGCGGGGGGTGCAATAACAGTCAGGCGGGGTTGTCCCGCTAACCAAAGGAAAGGAACATTAACCATGTTCGATGTAATAGAAGTAAACACCGATCTAAACGTTGTCGAACACAACGACCCATCCAACATTGAATTGTTCACCCGTCGCGGCTCTGTCCGGCGGGTGCCAATCGAAGCGATAATCAGCGGGAACAATCCGCAAGGCTTTGAAGTTTTTGAACCCGTACCAATGCCGGAATATTCTGCCCTACAAAATACCGCATCCGGGGCAATACTGAAAACAAGGCCAATCGGCAAAACTTATAATCTGGTGCCGCATGATAAGCTATTCCGGCGGCAAGCCGAATTGCTGAATGAATCAGATTTGCCCTTATCGAATGTAAAAGTGATTGATCGCGTTTATGATGACGGGCTGCGGGCGCATCGGACTATCCACTTTAACGACCTACAAACCACAATCGGGGATTCCAGCGACCGCGTAAACTGTCGCATGGATGTTTTTAATTCGGTTGACATGTCATGGTCATTTCAAATTTTCAGTGGTGCCTATCGTGACCTTTGCCGCAATACGTTGGTTTTTGGTGGCGAAAAGGCTTATCATCAAAAGGCAAAACACACCAAAAACTTGTCGCCGGATGCCCTTATAAGTAAGGCGGGTGGCAGTCTGGAAATGTGGACAGGCCAGCGCGAAAAGATGAATTTGTGGGCGGGTGCAAAACTCACTGATAAAGCTTTCGGTGATATATTGGCGCAATCTATCTGCTACAAAAACACAAGAGCAGCACAGGCAGAACAAGGTAATAAGGTGAATGAATCCCTAATGAACCATTTACTTTACTTGTTCGATAAGGAAAAGCGCGAATTAGGTCAAACCATGTGGGCGGCATATAATGCCCTTACCCACTGGTCAACCCATACTCAGGAAGCTTGGACTGATCCCAAAACGGGCAAAGAACGATCTGCCGGAAGATCTAATCATAACGTGCCGAATACCCAGCGAGTGCGAAATGATCAGGTGCGGCAGGTGCTTGAATCTCCGGCTTGGACATGGGCAGAAAGTCGAGCGGCGGCGTAATGGGTGAAATCATAGCAAATGTTTACAAGTGCGTTTGGATCGTCGCGCTTGTTCTCTTAATCCTAGCGATCCTATAAGGAACCAAACCAATGTCTAATATTCCACAAAACCTTGTAACTGAACTGATGACACTTGCCGATAAATTCGAGGAATACTATCGGCAGGACGAACGGCAGAAAGTGCTTACCCAGTTGTCGAGAGAACTGTTTGCCGATAAGAACGGCGAAAAGACACGCGAGGCGGCGCGATCTGTCCGGCTGCGGCGCGGGTTTCATGCCAGCAGTAAACTCGGCAAGCTTTACCGATGCCTTGCCCGTCGCACGTATGCGGTCAACAAAGACACGCTTATTCGTGAAACTGGAATGACCAAAGGGTCAGTTTATACGGGCATCAAGACCTTGCGGGAAAAAGGCTATAAGATTGAAACCGTTTTTCGTAAGGGTGCCAAATCAGCATATAAGCTTGCCAGCTAGTTATTAGTTGGTTATAACAAAAAGGCGGGGCGCGGTTGCCCCGTCTACATAAACCGACGAGAAGGAACCAAACCAATGATTAAATCAACACTTAACATCAACGACGAAACCTTTAACGATGACGAAGCAAAGAAGCTTGTTGTGATGACCTCCAACGAACAGGCGATTATATTGGGGCAGGTTGAAGCCCTTGAACATCAGATTAAAGGCTTGAAAGACTTGCTACGCGGTTACGGCTTTGATCATTACACGTTTTGCACTGATTCCCCGCGCACTGTGGCGCGGCTCCAACTAACATTCAAACCCAAAACCGACGAATAACCTTACCCTTTACTCCCTAGACTTAGCCCCGCTTGACTAGTTCGGCGGGGTTCTTTTTTGCCTATCCCTTGAATATATCCCAGCGCATTGAACAGGCGGGATAATCTTGCAGGGGGTGGGGGTGTAGATTGCCCGCAAATTTACCGTCTATCTGTCAACAATAAAGTTTACGATATGGCAAATAATGTCCGGCAGGATTTTTCTATAGGGCAATCCGTCGCGCATAGTGTGGGGAAAAGTGCAAGGTTATTCCGGCGGGAATGTCCCGTTGTTGTAGCCCTTGGCTTCATCGATGGGGATCCCCCTTTGGGGGTCGGATAGGGCCACCGGGGGGTACCCAGTAGCTGTTAGCAGCCCATACAGCAATTTTATTGTGCAGGGTTATCCATACAGGTATAAAACCGACGTGTTGGGGGGTATCTCCCAAAGAAAAACCCCAAAGGGATCTCCCAATGGGGTACAAAACCGACGTGTAAGGGGGGTGAGGGGTGTATTTCCCGGCGGGTAGTACCCTTACTATACAGTGCAAAATCGATTTTGTCAAGAAAAAAGCAACCGATGCGTCGGTTTTGTTGTTTTATAGTTGACTTACATACATGTAGTGGCTATAATTGTGTTGTGGGGCTAGATAAATCTAGCACATCCCGACAATTTTCCTCTTGACTTGTACTAACAGGGCGATGTAGGCTAAAGAAATCGGTCCCACAACTAAAAAACAAGGAAATACGACATGTTTGAAGCCCTGTTGTTGGTTTGCTTGTCGGTTTCTCCCGACACTTGCAAAGAATTATCTGATACAAAAGGTCCATATCCTACATTTGAGCAGTGCAAAGCTCGTGTAGACGAAATGGCAGAGTTTTCTACTGAAGCAAACCTTTTTGAATTGGATATTAAGTGGAAATGTAATGAACTTACTTCCTCAGACACAGAAAAAGAAGGAATTAACACCTCAACAGGCACAATTCCTAGAATTGCTATTTGAAAATGGTGGTCAAGTAACCGCAGCAGCGATAGATGCAGGGTATTCACGAGGCTCTGCAGCTTGGCTAAAGTCTACTTTATCTGATGAAATCATCGAACGCACAAAGCAGGTCCTTGCAACCAACGCTCTAAAGGCTGCTAATCGCGTTGTAACGACCATAGACAACCCCGCCCCAGAAAGAGGTGATGACCTACGCCTCAAAGCTGCAGAGTCGCTCCTGAACCGCGTAGGAGTGGCAAAACAGGAACAAATCAACCACAATGTAACCGCCATTCATGGCGTAGTGCTATTACCCCCTAAGAAAGAGGTAGTGATCGATGGCTGAAGATAACAGAAAACTAATGGGAGCCGCTCTAGCTGGTGGTATTGCTGGTGCTGGTGGTGCTGCAGCTATAGGTGCTGGTGCCTCTATTAAAGAGAGACGTAGACGACGTAAGCAAGATGCAAGTGAAAAAAAAGCATTTGAGCGAAGACAAGCAACTAAAAAAACTCAAACCAAAGTTAAAAAACAAACTGCAGAACTTCGACTAGAAAGATTACAAAAGATCAAGCCATCTGATTTAGATACTAGAGATCGTAAAATAAGAACCGCTTACATAAAAGAACAAAAAAATATACTAAAAGGTTTGAAACCAAATTCAACAGCAAGTATTGCAAAAACGATTGGTTTGAGATCACTACCCGCAATAGGTACGTTTATAGCTGCAATTAGTAGTACACCTGTAGGTGATGCAACTAGACAAAAGGGTTTCAAACAAGAAGCCTTTAAACGCAAGCCTACAACAAAAAAGAAAAGCTAAGTATGGCTGAAGCCAAGCCAAAGCGCACCTACCAGCTATCGACAGCCGAACGTGCGCGAAGAGCAGCACAGAAACGGCTACGTGCGGCAAAGAAGAAAGCCGAAAAGAAAACTAAACAAGCAGAAGCACAAAGAAGTCATGCTCGTGAACTCGAAAAAACAATCGGAAAAGTTGAAAAGGCAATCACAGGAGAAGGATCAGCCGTTATTGATATGGGAGATCTCTCCGTTCTACCCGCACCCGTTTCCGATCTTGTTGGAGATTCCGAAGTTGTTTTCCAACCTAATGAGGGTCCTCAAGAGGAGTTTCTTTCAGCAGGTGAGCAAGACGTTCTTTACGGTGGAGCGGCTGGTGGCGGTAAATCGTTTGCTCTACTTGCTGATCCCCTACGGTATTGCCATAACCCCAATCATAGGGGTCTTCTTCTCAGGCGTACCCTCGACGAACTAACAGAACTAATCGACAAGTCACGTCAACTATATACAAAGGCGTTCCCCGGAGCCAAGTTTCGTGAATCTAAATCAACGTGGGTTTTTCCATCTGGGGCTACGATCTGGTTTACATACCTAGACAGAGATAAAGACGTTACTCGTTTTCAAGGTCAGGCATTTAACTGGATAGGCATAGATGAAATTACCCAATATCCTACACCGTACGTGTGGGACTATTTACGTTCTAGACTCCGTTCTACAGATCCCGAACTTCAAAACAATCTATACATGCGATGCACAGCTAACCCCGGAGGTGTGGGTGGCTGGTGGGTTAAAAAGATGTACATCGATTCTCGTAAAGAGAACGTTGCTTTTCCCGCATACGATATAGATACAATGAAACCTTTTGTGTGGCCTGTTGGTCACGACAAGGCAGGTCAACCGCTCTTCTTCCGAAAGTTTGTTCCAGCGCGGCTGACAGATAATCCCCACCTCATGGCAGACGGACAATACGAAGCCATGTTGCGTTCGCTCCCAGAGGTCGAACGGAAGAGACTTCTCGAAGGGGATTGGGATGTGGCAGAGGGAGCGGCCTTTCCTGAATTTTCACGAGCGAAACATGTGGTCGAACCTTTTGATCTTCCCACCAACTGGCCCCGAATACGTGCCGCTGACTACGGCTACGCGAGTCCGTCGTGCGTTTTGTGGGGGGCTATTGACTGGGATGATAATATCTGGATTTATCGTGAATTATATGTAAAACACTTGACAGCAGAGCAATTAGCTGATAGAATACTAGAAACAGAAGAACTTGACCCGTTACCTCATTATACCGTACTCGATTCTTCCTGCTGGAACAAGACTGGCTTTGGACCATCTATTGCGGAAGTTATGATGCGGCAGGGTGTTCGTTGGACTCCTTCAGATAGAAACCGTATTCAAGGTAAGATGGAAGTTCATCGTCGTTTGGCAGATGACCCTTACACTAAAGAAGCTCGTTTACGAGTGTTTTCTACTTGCCAGCAAACCATAAAGCAGCTTGCTGGTATACCACTTTCTAAAACCAACAGTGAAGATGTAGATACCAAAGCTGAAGATCACGCATACGATGCTCTTCGTTATATGGTGATGACTCGAATGAGTGGATACGCATCCATACACTCACAACTAGGCGCAATCAAGAACCACGTGTACAAGGTTCAAGACGAAGTATTTGGATACTAAATGGCAAAGAAAACTTTTCAAGAGTTATCTAGTGAGATTGTAACAAAAGCAAA